TTATGACGTTGCATTAAAAATTGCATTAAAGCACTCAAATTCATGTTTGCTTAAATAATCACTCTTTTTATTTAATATTTCCTTTATTTTTTGATAATCTTTTTCTCTTATGAATCCGTTTTCTTCTACAATTAATTTTTCCATATTATTTTCTCCTTATCAGAGAAACGCGTTTCTTAATCTAGTTAAATTATATTTACATTTTTCGACAAAGTCAAGGAAAAGCGTTCGACAAAATATTACTCTCACAAGGATTTTGAGAAATTCGACAAAATAAAGTTGGCTTTTTGCAATGGTTACAGAAGTTCAATATGTCGCTGGTAGCGACACGTAGAAATAAAAAAATAATTGTATTAAAATATGGACATAATAATTTTTAGAGGTAATTTTATGTTTGTATTCGTAATTAAAAATATTAGATTAAAAAAATCTTTGACTATATATCAATTAAGTAAAATGACAAATATTGCTCGAACATATTTAGTTGAATTAGAGAACAATAAAAAATTTAATCCTTCTCTTAAAACTATGTATAAGATAGCAAATGCTCTTGAGGTTAAAGTTGATGATTTGTTTTACTCTGAATTAGATATAGATAACTTAAAAGAAGAAATGTATCGCAGAATAGATGAATACGGAAGAAATTCAAAAGAAGTTTTAGAAGTGTCACAAGTTATTGATTTATTAATTAATATTAAAATGAATAAAGACTAGCTGAGAGTAGCTAGTCTTTGCTGTTTTTTCCTACAGCCCCCACAGTATTTATTTCTAAATACTTTATTATTATAGCATATCACTTTTGAAAAATGTGTCGAAACGTGGTTTAAAAAAAATAAAAGACTAGATTTTACTAGTCTTCTAAATCCTCTAAATATTTTGAATATGTAGATATAAACCTTTCCAAGTCGTTATCTGAAACTTGTCCAATTTTAAATTGTATTTCACTTTCCGAAATCATTATTAAATCATCACACTTTACTATGCTGTCTTTTCTTAAATTGTTAGTTTTATTTTTGTCTAATGGTTCATTATATGGATATGTAACTTTTTCTAATTGTGATGACAATAAAAACCCAAAATAATTTATGTCTATTGCTTGTCCATCATCTATTATTACAAAACTATGATTTTGTCCTTCGTTTCCATCCTTATATGCATAGTTTGATACAAAAACTATGTCTCCTACATTAAATTGACTCATCTCTATTTTGACTCTCCTTTATTCATAGAAGTATAATATATGATTTCATCTTTTGATAAAGAAGATTCTTTTCCTTCCTTCGTTTTACAAAATTGAGAATATGTTTTTATTAATCCTTTTTCTTTTGACTTTGCTATTAAGCTTGCAACTTTGTTTTTATAAAGACTATTAACCATTTTTATACCTCCTTTCATATATTATTTCAAATTTTATAATATTAATACTATTTTATTTAAAAACAAATAAAAATGATACAATTTATATAATTATTATAACACATAATTAACATAATATCAAACATTTCTATTTGCAAGATAATATTATACCATTTTATTACATTTTGTCAATAAAAATCGTTCGACAAATTTGTCGAATTTTGGAAGAAGGTTTTTCCTAAAATTAAGTCAAAAATCGACCTTTCAAAATCGTTTCTAAGCCTTTTTTATTTCCCAGGAATATACTTATATACCTTGATTTTTGGGTGTTTTTGCTTATTTTTTATCTATAAACATTTTCTGAAACAAAACCATACCTTCCAGTAGCTGGAACATATATTTTATTAACATTTCCATAGTCTGCTATAACTTTTACTCTTGTTTTAGGCAAGTAATAATACTTTGCTCCAGCTAGGTTAGAATTAGAATATATTATTGTATTGCTCTTAAATTTCTTGTATTGTCCTGTTAGATTTACTCCTGATACTGTTATCGTTCCAAATGCAGAGTTATCTACATAAGCGTATCTGCCAGTTGCTGGCACATATATTCTATCTACTGTACTTGACACATTCTGTAATATCTTAACTTTTGTATTTTTTAAATATGTATATCTTGTACCTGTTAAATTGCTATTTGAATATAATGTGGTTGTTGATTTTAGTTTTTTATATTGCCCTACTGTATTACTTATAGGCTGTACGTTACTATCTGTTAAATAATCACTAGATACCCACTCATTTGTTCCAATGTTACTCCAATTCGAGTTTTCTTTATATACTGTTACTTTATCTCCGTTATATTTTCTGCCTACAACGTTATAGCTTGTCCCTGGTCCAGAACGTACATTTAATGAAGTGTTTACTTTTACATATCTATTGTAAGTTGCTGTTACTACGTTTGCGTTATCTTCTTTTGTATCTGTTCTATCGTTTTTGAATGCAAAGAATGTTCCATAATTTGCGTAGTTTCTAAAATTATCTTTAGTTACTAAAACTGTATTCCCTTGAACTGTAGCTTTTCCTCTACGTGTACTTAAATTAAATTTCCCACTATATAAGTAAGGGTCATATACTTTTATGTATGTACCATCATAGTCATAAAGCATTATGAAATGTCCACCTGTTGTAAATAATCCATTGCCACAGCCAACGATTAAATAATAGTTGTCTTGTAATAATTTACATGCTTCATCTAAATATATTGTTTCTTTGTAACCTATATCGAACACATCTGCAGTCCATCTAAATGCACTCCAATATGTTCCGTTGTTAGCACTTCTATAGCCGTGTTTTACATACAAATCAGCCATTTCAGTTGGTAATATTGTTCCTTTTATTGAACTAACTACCATTGCACTACAAGTTGGTCCACATGCACTTGAACCCATTGTTTGACTTGAATTGCCTGTGCTTGTATATAGTTTATTTTTCCAACGTGGGTCTATTTGGCTATAATATGTAAGCCCTGTATATTGTCCTAGGCTCACGCTTGGCAATTCACTAGAACCGTTATATGCAATTTCTCCTTGTAGTTCAAAACCTTCATCTTCTACTTCTTGCTCTTCTAGTGCTTGTTCATCTTCTATGTACGCCTCTGGTATTTCTTTTGTAGACTGGTTTTCTTCTATTATATCTACTACTGTTTCTACTCCTTCGCTGATTTCTTTTATGTCATCATCAGTATACTTTATACCAAAAAATACTCCAGCTATTGTCAATAAAATCGTTACTATAGCTGTAATTAAATATTTCTTATCTTTCATTTTTCATTCCTCCTATTCTATTTTAACCCTAATTTTACATACAGCAGTCCTAGCAAAACTGCCATTATAGAATAAAATACATAGTGAATTAGATTGTCCCATTTTTTACTTTTTTCTTTATCATCTTTATTTGCTTCTTCTGATATAGCTTTATCGTGCTTATCTAATTTCTCATTTATTCCTTCCACATTTTTTTCAACATTTTCCATTCTATAAGACATTTTTTCCATTATTGAGTATGTTTTCTTTAGTTCATTTATTTCTGTTTCGTGTTCATCCAGTCTATGATGTGCAGATTTATCACTTTGTTCTACTTTGACTATTCTTTCTAATATGTCTGTATTTTCCAACTCTTCTCACCCCTTTTGCTCATTTTCTAATTTTTCTATTCTTTTTTTGCATAAGGTTATTTTCTTTTTTTAGTTGTTCTATTTGTTCTTGTTGTTCTTGTTGTTCTTGTATTGCTTTTGTTGCAGTTGCTAAAACCGATAATACATTTATTTGCCAATCCTCTTTCTTTCAATCTATAAAATAAGATATATTTCCTAAACTTACCCAATCACCTTTCGTGTAGTTTTCTATATTAATACTTCCAGATGTTTCAATATACACAGGTTTTACTACATCAGATTCAGTTGCAATACTGTACATTGTCTTAAGAGGCTTTATTGAGCTATTAAGATTTAATAGCACTGTAGTATTAGAAGAATTATTCTTTATTAATCCTCTTAGAAATACTTGCTTTCCAATCTTCCTATATTGAGCAGGTGGATAATTTCCGCCCAGATTTTCCCATCCATTACTTAATGTAAAATTTACCCATCCTGTATCTGCAATTTTATCATTCAACACTTTCCCTTGTTTTGCAGATAAAAAACTCTTAGAATCTATGCTTGTTAGGTTGTCCACTATTGCATTCTCTATATTCGTTTCTAACGTGCTTATTGCAGTTTGTATATTAGTTTGCATTTGATTTAAATTAGTATCATTTATAGCTGGTTGACTTCCATTATCAAATCCAATTTTAGTTAATATTGTTTTTACTAAACTCATTTATCTTGTCCTCCTTTAATTCATTGATATTCCTATTAAATTTTGTAGTTTTACATAATCAGCTGGTGTTATTTCTCCGTCACCATTAAAATCATAATGCTGTATCATTGCTGCTGGCAATTCAAATCCAGCAGTCCCCATAATATACCCTCTCATTACAATTAAATCTGCTACGGTATATGTAGTTGAAGCTCCGTCATTTTTTATAAATACTGTTCCATTACTTAATCCTTGTTCATTTATTGACCAACCTCCAATTATGCCATCTGAGCTAGTAACTTTTCCAGATATATCTGCGTTCTTACATTTCATGTTTCCGTTCTGTGTCAATTTTAAAGTTACCATTAGCACTAACAGCACCATTAATATTAATTCTATTAGCGTCAATTCCCACTTCTTCGGCTGATTGATTAATTTTTGAAATAATTTCATCTTCATCCACCTTTTTGTATACTACCTGATTTATTCCTTCTACTGTCTGTTCTATGCTAGAACTCATTTCCACTTTAGTAGCAAATATATCTGTATAGTTATTTTTAATAGCATATTTAGCAGTGATTTCTGCAGTATAATTTAGTATCTTAATTGTGTTTGTACCTTCATTTAATGAAATACTTAGCTTACCTAAATCCTCTGTTATTTCTGTTGCCTTTACCGTTCCATCTTCATTTATTCTACGAATTACTTTAGCTTGTCCATTCTCTAAAATAAACTCATCATAAACTTCTCCATTTTGCCTTAATACATCTGTTATGCCTAACTCGTAAACAGTTTCATTGTTATCTTTGTCTATTACTGATATTCTACTATCGCCTATTGGATATAAAGTGTCTGAAGGATATAGTGTGTCGCTTGGATACAAGTATTTGAATACCTCATTATTTCCTTTTATCCATAAGCTTAAAAGGTCTCCCTTGGCACAATTTTCTAACATTATTGTTTTATTAGCTGTTATTGTTCGAGTTAAATCTTGTATATTAGAAACTTTATTCTTTAAACTATCTATATCTTGCTCTTGCTGAGTTATCTTTGTTTCATATTCATCTTGTTGTTCTATTATCGAAGTTATTTTTCCGTTAATCTTATCAACTGCCAATTCTGTTCTTCTAAATCTACTTTTTAAATCCAATGTATTTTTATACATGCTTTGTGTTTTTGTTAATGCTGATGTTTCAATACTTCCTGAAAAGCTTCCGTCATAACTTATTGTATGATTAAAAATATAAGAGTTGTATTCTGTATCATTTACGTTAGATATTTTTGTTTTGTCTGTACTATCAGCATAAGGATAGCCGTAGTAAGTAGTTTTAAAAGGCAGATAAGTAATTCCTTTGATAGCATTAAAAATATTGTCTATAACTAATTCTCGTTCCTCTTGTGAAGTTAAAATTGGGTTATCTGATATTGTTATTGAACATTCTCCATTTTGGCTTATACTTTCTTCGTCTGACCTTACACTTTCTTCTCCATCTACTTCACTATTCATTTTTAAAATGATTTTATTTACAGGTCCAAATACTTTATTTGGAGTAAATGTATCATAATTATTTCCATCTATCTCATGTAAAGCATCTTCTTTACTTAAATTAATAATATATACTTTGTTATCTCTACCTATTTTTGCTATTCCTCCAGCAATTTGAGCAATAGCACTTAATACTGTTCTGCAATCTTCGTTATTAGTAAAAGGATTTCCCTTTACTAAATAATCTGAATTTATAAAATCTGTATTTCCTGCAACTAATCCTACTTGTGTACATAGATTAGAAAAATATGTTCCTAATTCTACTGGATATGTATTGTTATCTACAAATGGAACATTAAATTTAATCATATAATCATAACCTGTAAAATTAGTTTTAGCTTGAACTTCTTCTGTATTTGGTTTCTCTATTATAAAATTTCCATGAGATATTAGTTCTTCATTTCCATTTAACTCAAATCCAGATTTAACTTCTATTTCTTTATCTTCTAAATCATAAACATTGTCATCATTAAATAAATTAACTGTAACTTTTTTTGCAACAGTTGTTCCTATGAATTTATCATTAACATAGCAATTATCTTCTATTTCTATATTTTGTATGTCTGTGCTTTCTTTTATTTCAATATCATCTTCTATAACTTTAATTCTTCCTATTGCTCCTGATGGAGTATTTGATTTACACATTGCTTTAAATTCATCACTTACTGTTGTTGCCATTTATTTTTCTCACCTACAATTCTATTAATGATAAGCTTGTTGGCTCATATAATTTGCCTAAATATTTTCTATCCCATTTCATAGTAACTTTTCTGTCTCCGCGATAGCATTGTATTGTCTGATATGTTCCTGTGTATGGATTAAAAAAATATACTGAAAGTTGTTTTCTAGGTATCTTATTAAAAATTTTAACTAATTCATTTTGATGAACATATCTTGATTTAAAGATTATCTTGTACTTTGTTCCTATATAACAAAGTCTCATTGTTCCTTTTGCGTTTCTTCCTGCATCTTTACTTAAGTCATACTCTTCTACTTCATAACCTGCTAAATATTCTATTGTTTGCCCATCAACTTTTAATAAGTTTTCTGGTACATATGTTTTATCTACAAAATCTGATATAAATGTTGATGACATATTTCACCTTCTATCTAAGTAAAAGAGCCACAAATAGATTTTTATCTCTATCTGTGGCTCATTTTTAAGCCTTTATTTATATTTTTATAAAACTTCTATTGGACATTCTCCTGTCTGCTGTTTTACTCCATTTATTCCATCTATAGTAAATTGTATTAACTCTTTACCATTTAATTTTCCACTAATTCTCATTGAACCATTATTATTGCTTGCATTCATAGCTTCTGATACTGCTGTATAAACACCATTACTTACTGCTTCAACTATTTGTGCATTATTTGCTACTGCTGTTCTTCTTCCTATTCTACCTACAAGCTCTGGTCCAGCTTCTCTTGCCATAAAGATTTCACCCACATCTGGAAAACCACCTTCTGCATATCCTGCAACTGACAATTGATTTATTAAAGATTGTATATTGTCTCTATATTTAGTAAATGCTGAGCCTACAATTGGAACATTTGCCATTTTACTTATAGTATTACGCATTGATATTAACTTGTTCTTTAATTCTGAATAGTTTGCATTTAATCCAAAATTTATTGAAAATGTTCCATCCATATTTTTTGTTATAACATTATTAATATCACTTGATGCTTTTTCTACTTCTGGCAAAGCATTTTTAGTTTCAGATATAATTGCTCCTGTTGTTTCTTCTATCTTTTTTCTAACATCTTCTGGTAAGTCTTTAATAGCTTCATTAAAACTAGTTTTATCGTTTTCAGCCAGATACTTCCACGCTTCTATCTGTTCTTGTGATAATTCTTTCACACTAACAGTCGTATCTTTTAGGTATTTTATAACAGTTGAATATGTATCTCTACCAAATTTTTCTGTAGCATCTTTTTCCATTTGTAATTTTTCTTTTAATGTTTGAGTTTGTTTTCCCGATTCTGTTTCATATGTGTTGGTCATTTGAGTTATCTTTTTCTCAATTTCTTCTTCATCACCTATCAATGTAGCAGTTTTTAAGTCTTCCCAGTTCATTATGGTTTGATTGTTTTCAGCCCATGCTTTTGCTGTTTCGTCAGACTTTTGTCTAGTTTCGTCATAAGTTTTTCCTAATTTTTCAAAACTTACATTAAAATGATTCATAACACTTTCATATTTACTACTTTTGGTAATATAATCATCTAATGTTAATCCATACATTTCTAAACTATCTTTTAATGCATTTTGAGCTATTTCTGTATTATTAATAGCTGTTTTATAATCTTGATATGCTTGTGTTCTTGTCTCTATAGCTTTTGCATATAAGGCTTGATTTGCTTCTAGAAGAATCTCTGCTTTTTTTGCATCAATAACTTTATAAATACTATCTTTTAACTCATTATAGTTTTTAATTTCTCCATTTACTAGTTCATATTCTGTTCCATAGGCTTCATTTAATTGATTTAAAATAAATTTAACCCTATCTTCATATCCATCCTTTACTTTCCCATTTGCATCTACTAAATTATCTAATTCACTAACTAAGCTTTCTGTATATCCTACTTCTGCTAATTGAGTATCTATACTTTCTTGTACAATTCTTTTCTGTTCTTCCCATTGTGTAATATGGTCTGCTATTGCTTCGTTTGATTTATTAATAGAATCGACTAATTTATCATTTTCTGTTTCATAACCTAACATTGAAGCAATAATAGCACTAAATCCTCCAGCAATAGCTCCTACAGCTGTTCCTGCTGGTCCAAAAACTGAACCTATTAAAGCTCCACTTGCTGTAGCTCCTCCTATTGAAATTGCTAATTGAGCATAAGCATCTGCTGTATCTTTTGTTCCTTGTGATAAATCTCTCATACTATCATAAGAACCATAAAGTGATGCAACTATTCCAGCAATACCTCCTACAACTTTTACCGCAGTAGGAATTAAATCAAACAATCCTTTTGCTGTTAATTTTAATGATTCTCCCACTCCATAGCCAGCATCTCTTAAAGCTTTGAAATTATAAATTCCTATTCCAATCCAATCTTTTATTCCTTTTAATCCATTCTTTATTCCTATTAATCCTGTACTAAATGCTGATGTTGCTGTTTTAGTGCCTTTTAAAACATTCCACAATTTTGTTAAATTTCCAATTAATTTTATTACTTTAGTTGTTAAATATAATCCAATTAACCCTTTAATAATGGTCCATATTTTTTTAAGATTCGTCCAACCTTCTCTTAGTTTCCATGATACTTCTCCAGTTAATGGATTTATTACTTTTGTAAATCCTAGCCAATCCATAATTTTATCTCTAATGTCGGTTGCTTTCATTTTTACTTTTTCCATTAAGTTGTCATATTCACTTAGAGCATTTAACAATTTACTATCTATTCCTGTTGATGAAACTCCTCCAGAACCACTAGAGCCAGTATCTGTTGTTATGTTATTTATTTCATCAAATCCCATTAATTGTGCTTTTAATTCTTTGGCACTTCCTACAGCTCCTCCAAGTCCAGTATTTAAATCTTCTATTCCTGTTTGGTCTGCTAAATTTGTACTAGAACTTGATACTTTAAATCCAAACAAACTGCCTATTGCTTTTATAAGTTCTTTTATTACCATTAATACACCATTAACATATGGTAATATTTGCCCTAACATTCCTTGAAACAAATTGCCTATTGCTGTTTTCAATTCAACAAATTGTTGTTTAAATACCTTTAATTGATTTGCAGGACTTTCTATTGTTTTCGCAAAATCTCCATGTGCTGAACTAGCTTGTCTTAATACAGCTATATATCTTAATATCATTTTTTCTGCTTGTGATAACTGCTTAACACTTCTGGTTATCCCTAATTCACTTGCCAACGGAGCTAATGTTTGCTGAGTTACATCTAATCCATAATTTCTTAATGGTTTTGTTTGTCCTGCTAATACACCTGCTCTAAGAGCTTCCATTGTATCTGCTTCTGATTTATTAAATAGTGAAGCTAAATCTATACCTAACTTTGTTAAATTTTCAGAAATTATATATGAGGCATTATCATTTATCCCCATACTTTCTGCCATTTGATTATATAATGCTTGGTATCTCATTGTTTCTTCAATATTAGTGCCAAAAGCTTCATTTAATTCATTTTGAAATTTTAAAGCTTTTGTATAATACTTACTTGAAGCACTATCAAGATTTCCATATTGGTCTAATGTTTTACCCATTGAAACTTCAAATAAATTAAGTGTTTCTATATAATCAATACTTTTTTCTGCTGAATCTGTTAAAAAGCTAAAAGCTCTTTTAGCTCCATATATTAATCCACTTATATTTAAAGCTTTCTTTAATGCATTTCCAACTAATTGCATTTTAGTAAGATTAGATGTTGTTTTTTTTACTTGTTTATCTAAACTTTTTAATCCTGTTGCACTTTTCATAGAATCAATTGCTGTTTTAGATTGATTAACATATCCAATTATCTCTTTTAGACTATTTATTGCTTCTTGTGCTTCTACAACTATTTTGTTCTCTAATGTATCTACATTATAGTCTGACATCTTATCTCACCTTCTATAACTTCTTTAGGATGCAGTATGCTTTTACCTCTATTCAAGCTTTCTCTTATTAGCTCCTCATTCTTTTTAATTTCCTCTTCCATTAATTCCTCTTCTGTTTTAGGAGTACTATTAAACTCATGTGGCTTCTCACAATAATTTTGTGCAGGTTGTCCTTCTTTTCTTAATGCATTATGGACTACAACTGCTACTGCTTCATACACATATAATCCAATTCTCCATGCTTGTTGATTATCTAATTCATTTTGGATTTTTAACTTATCCATATAAACTTTTCGGTATGTCCAGAGCAAGTCTGGTTCTTCATACCAAAATTCTTGCGTAGGCATACCGAATCTTAATGCTAATGGTAAAAGATAATCTCTAAAGAACTCTCTCAAGGTAAAATATTGTTTCTTTTCTTTGCCATCATCTTTATTCTCTAAATTTCTATCGTTTCTGCTTTCTTTGTTTTCTTCTTCCCATTTTGGAATTTGAAAAAACCCATATATTGTTCGATAAGGAATGAATTTATATCTCCTATATCTCCACCCTCTTCTTGGTATTTTTCTCTAATATCTATTGCCATTTCTGCTGTTATTCTAGGTTGTTTTGCCAATAATGCTGAATGGAACAACTTGTCCATTTGTATTAATGGTTGAGTTTCCATTAAATTCAAACAGAAACCTAATCTTTCCGCATTTTCTGCATCTTTTCTATTTGGGAAAGCTAATATATATTCTTTCCCCTCTACTTCAATTTTTTTTGCTTTTGCCATAATTCAATTCCTCCATTAAATAAATTTATTTTCTATTCACCACTTGCTGGTATTAATGCTGATACCTCTGATATTTTTTTATCTTGGATATCAGTTGGTGTTATAACTAATGTTGCTTCTAGTACTGAACCTTTAGAAACTTCATTTTTATATGTAACAGCTGTACCTTTTATATAAGTTCCTGCTCCATCTTTGAATACAATTAAAAATTCATGTTCTGTTCCATCGCAAATAGCTTTAACAGCTTCAAATTTCTCTTCTGTTCTGTTGTAAGTAAATGTTTGATTTGGGCTATCTGTTCTATCTGGAATATATTGATTTCTTTCACTTTCTAGTTCTGTTGCATCAAGTGTTGCTGGTTCTCCACCACTTGCTGGTACTGATTTAATACCCACTAATTTTTCATATGTACTTGATTTTTTAACATATAATTTTGTTCCTATATCTGAAAACGCTAGTTCTCCTGCCATAATAAATTACCTCCTATAAATTACTTTATCTTCATCAATTAATGCGTTATAACGCATATATAGCTTGTCCACATTTCTATCTGCATTTGGTGTAGGAATACAAGCTCTTCTACACATGCCATAATGGTCATCAAATACTTCATTCACAAGAGTTTTTAATTCTTGTATGATTATTTGTTTTGGTATATTTCCTTTGTCTATCGCATAAATTTCTATTTCATACTCTATCTTGTACTTTTGGTCGCTTTTTGTAAGATTTTCATCTTCGAGAGTATTATCAGCTTCTTTTATTACAACTAAAGGAAATACTTTTGTTTCTTCTGGTGGTGTTTCTAAAACATTTGGAGAATACTTTGAATTTTCTTTTATATGTTTTTCTGTGTATTCAAATATCTCGTCATATACTTCTGGCATTCCCATTATTTTATTTCCCTCCAAAATTTCTATATAAAAAGCATTGCTAATCTGTTTTTACAGATAAACAATGCTCATTTTTAAGCTATTTATTTTTATATTTTTGAAACTCTTCTTTTGCTATCTCTGGTGCTTTTTCTTTTGCTTTTTGACTTGCAAGATAGAATTTCTTTTGTGCTGGTTGACCTTTTGTCCACCCAAAAGTACCATCTTCTTTTGGATAAACCCAACCTTTTTCACCATGTTTATTTACATCATATTTCCAACCTGATTTTGCTAAAGCATCATCTACATGTGGATTTTGACTCCCTACAATACCAGTTCCAAATTCTTTATATGTATCTATTCGGTTTGTACTTCTAGCATAAGCTATTGCTGTTTCTCCTTGCATTTCAGCTGGAATAATTTCTACACCATTATATGTATCTTTTCCTGCTTCTTCTGCAATCTTTGTAGCAATATTAGGTAGTGCTTTAAGTATCTGTTCTTGCTTTAATTCTAAGGCTTTAATATAATCGTCTAAACTTGCTATTGAAAGTCGAATTTCACTTTTTGCGTTGATATTCATGTCCATAATACCAACCTACTTTTCTGTTAATTTTTCAAAATATATTGCTATTACTTTGTTTTGATTTAAAACTGCATCAATTCTATAGTTAGCTTTTTCACCATTTAAAGTTTCACCCTTTGGTGTTTTGCCATCTAAATATGCTAAGTCATCTTCTTCAAATACTCCAAAATATGTTCTATAATCAACTATTGCTCTTTGCATTTGCATAGCTTTTTGACCATAATCCATAATATCTGTTCTTCCGCTTGAAGCATTTGTTGTTCCTCCTATTGGTTGAACATTAAAGCGATATTTTTTTGGTTTCAAATATTTAACTTTACCATATCTATCTACTATATCTTGACCATTTTCATCTTTTTCTTTCTTAGCAATATATATATCTTTTTTCCATTGGTCTCTCATGCTGGGACACCTGCCTGAGGTGGTGGCAATTCATCTAATAATTTAGATGATAAACCAGAACTATCTTTAGACCAAGACAAACCATTTTCTGAATATGATGTAAAATCTCCATCTTCTTCTAAATAATATAATTCTATAGCACATCTAGTTTGCCACCCTATGTATCTTGAAGGCATATCAGTTTTATCCTTATCGTAAGGATAGACTTTATTTAAGAAAACAAGTTTTGCATCTTCTAATCTATCTTTAAATGTGTCATCTAATTCATTATTGCTTTCATCTTTTAAGATTTCTCTACGCATTCTTTCAATTTGTTTAGTTAATACTTCATCTTGTTCACTCATCTAAAGCCCTCCTCTCTGTTAATTATTTCCCTTTGCCTTAGCTTTAGCCTCTGCTTCTGCTTTAGCTTTAGCCTCTGCTTCTGCTTTAGCTTTAGCCTCTGCTTCTGCTAAATCTTTAAGGTATTTTTCTTTATCATAGAAATATGGGTTATCTATTCTTATATTGAACTTTACCTTTATTTCATTAAAAGTAAATATGTCATATGCTTTTGGAAGTTCTATACCTGCTCCCACTTTTTCAATACCATTTTCAATGGATATATTTACTGGGAATATTTGTTCCTTTTCTATTAAATAAACTTTATTTTTTAATATTGTAAACATCTAAATTCCTCCTATCCATTTGTAATTATCTTTGCCATTGGTATTGTTTTATGTGGCATTTTTCTCTTCCATGAAGCGCTTGTCCATAATTCTGTATCGTTATAAACTAATTTTGTTGTAGCTGGTTCAAAGCTAAATCCGTTTGGGTGTAAGCTTTCTGTTACTCTTGTTATTAATAATTCTTGTCCACCATTTTTTGTAGCTTCTCTAACAGGCTCTACTGGATAACTTTGTTTTCCTTTACCCATTAATATTGTTCCATTTCCTAAAACATAAGAAGTATATTCTTTTTCTCCTGTTGCTGATGCACTATCTTTTACTGGCAACCCATCATCAACTATAACTAATTTTCCATTATAATCAGCTATTGATAATTCTCTTGTTATTCCTAATGGGTCTGTATATTTTCTAAATTCTAATAGTTGTAAGTTTTCTAATCTTTTTGCTACATTTGAGTGCATTGCTATTAATGAAAAATCAGCTTTTTTATCTCCTAATGCTTTTGTTATAGCGTCATTTAATGTTGTAGCACCTATTCTATTTTCGTCTGTTACTGTAGAACCTGAACTTGCTATATTATAAATATGGTTTGATAAATCAGTATCTCCAGTAATCCCAAAAATTGCATTTAACATAGCAATTATTTGTCTTTGTCTATATTTGTTCCAATATTTTCCTACTCTTGATATAATATGTCCCATTGGGTCTGCTTTTTGAACATCGTTTATGAAGTCTCTAGCTTTCCATGCTTTCATTCTCTTATAAGCTACACCTTTTTGTGTATCTCCTTCTACTTCTGATGCTGTTATATCTGTTCCACCATCATTAACTTGTGGGTCTGAACTATCTATATCTTTTAAGAAAGGTATTTCATAAGTCAAACCTGCTCCTTGTAAATTTGCTGTGATTTCAGCACTATTAACTACTGCTCCAGATTCTAATAAAGCTGTTAATACTGGGTCTGGTTCTGCTCCCCATCTGTTAATAAATATTTCTTCATCAAATGGTATTCCTAAAAATTTTTCTGCCATTTATAATTCCTCCTCTTTTATTATCCAAACATTTCGTTATATTCATTTGGATTACTTTGTTTAAAATTTACCTGCTCTTCATAACTCATTTTGTTAAACTCATCTTTTGTTACTTTTTTATTTCCACCATCTCCACCTGTTGGCTTTGGGGTGTCTTGTAGAATTTCTTCTCTTACTCTTGTTTCAGTTTGCTCTTTTTGTCTTGTTAATGTATCTGCTATGTTCTGAGCTAAAGCAGATGTTGCTTTTTCATCATCGCTTGAAATTTGTGAAATTAAACTTTCTAATTCTTTTTCATCATCAATTACTTTAGATAAGATTTTTTCAGCTTTAGCTTTATTTCTTTCTGTTAAAGTTTCTTTTCTAATTATTTCAATTTCTTCTAATTGTTTTTGTCTTCTTTCTTCATCAGTTAATTTCTCATCTTCAAAAGCTTTTACTTTTCCTTTCAAGTCATCTCTTTCTGAAATCAAGCCATCTCTTTCAGTTTCTAAATCTCCTAATGCCTTTTTATGAGCTGATTTTGAAACGAAACAGTCTCCTGTTAATTTGCTAATAGCATCTGCTTTTCCTGTTTCATCAAGGTCTGCATTTGCTAAAATTTTTGCTAATTCTTCCTTATAATCCATTAAATCTCCTTATCGTACCCAGTTTTTACCGACATGTAGGTCGTTATTGTACGGCTACTATTTCCCTCGTAGCAGAGGTAATTTATATAAAAAAAGCAGAAACGATTAATATCATTCCTGCTCATTTTTAAGCTGTTTGTTGTTTGGCTCATTGCCACTATCTATTACTTTTTGAACTTCTTTTTTCCACAATGTTTCTCCATAATATTGTTTAGCTTTTTCAAATACTTCATTTGGGTCATTAAATAATCCAACTACTGTAAATGCAACATCTGGTGGACATTGTGCTGACATTAAATTCATTAATGCCTGTGTTTTTACCATAATATTGTCCGATTTATTTCTTGTAAATTTAATATCTATATCTGAGATAGTTAAATTCTTTAAACTATCTTTTTTACCTTTTAGTTTTTCTTTGCAAATATTAAGTATCAACTTCAAGAATTGTCTTTCAGATTTTTTAAATGAAAGTTCATCTTGCTTTGCTCTTTCATCTGCCATTGTCCATCCTTCACCTAAAAGCCTTGCTTGTCCTGTATCTCCTCCTGATGGTTTATCATTAAGTCTTGGTATTCCAACTATTGTTAAAATATCGTTATATGTACTATCTTTTAAAACCTTAGTTTCACTATGCATAATTTTTTGTGACAATAACTTTAAGTCTGCTGGTTTGTCTGGACTTTGAGAATTTATTTCTACAGCGCCAAGTTTTATAATTTTCTTGTGTCTTTCTATATCTACTTCTTGATTAATATATACCAATAAACTTTGGACAAATTGTTCAATATCATCAATTTCATTACTTGTAATCCTATTTAATGCATTTAATTGTGTTATTACTAACTCGATTAATCCTAGCCTACTTGGATTTAATGGATATTCAATAATTCTATGTCCTTTTATGATAAGCTTATATGGATTTGGAAGTTTCTTTCTCTTTCCAAATATATTTTTGCTTCCATATAAATCTTTCAATGCTAATTTTCCACCTTTTGTTGTTAATACCATAACTTCATCTTCTAAATAAACTATATATTCTTGATACTGGCATATTTCAGATGAATCTTGAGTTGTTATCATTTCTGTGAAATTATCTATATAAACTGAAAACAGTTGTTCTTTTGTAATTCCTGTACTATAAACTACAAATACTTTTCTTGGGTCAGCTATAGAAATTTCAAATGGAGCATCATCTTCTTCTCCTATTTTATCTGCATCTGCCCAACGATAAGCTGTTCCTATTTTATATTGCCATTCTGCAAGTTCCTTATCTTTGCTTGATTTGTCTTCACTTTCCATGAATCTATTTAGTAAAGATATTTCTGGATTAATTTTATTATTATCTTTTTCTCCCTTTTGCACATATTGTACAGGGTCTCCATACACATAAGATTTTTTAAACTCTACTATTTCATACGCATGATTCACTAGGACTTTATTGTTTATATCTGGTCTTACTGTTTTAGTTTTATTCAAAATTGGTTGTATTCCTCTGTAGAAATTATCCAAATAATCAATATCTGCTACATTTTGATAATGTATACTTAGTAATTCTGGAAATTTTTCTATAATCTTTTCAGGTGTTAATTCATCTTTTTTTAAAGAACAATAAATAATTTTTCTCCCAGAGAAATTATTTCTTTCTCCGTTGCTGTTTTCTGAGTATTTAGTTTCATTTTCTTCTACTGCTTTATCTATTATTTCTTGTACTACATCTGTTTCATCTGTTTGATTTATTACACCTTCTGACATTTTATCTCCCCCATATAACGCAAAAAAATGAGCTAATACATATGGTTTCCCATATACATTGCTCATTTTTAAGCTATTTAATGGAGTTGAATTAGCAAGATACTGCAATCCCTCCACTACACACAAATATGTATCTTATTTTCCCCTTCGCATTTTACAGCGAATACTCTCTCTTAATTTAACCGTAGCAGAGTTATTCTTACTTGTCAACCCCTATTTTTTATTTTATTTACATTTTTTTGTAATTCTAATTTTTCTGGAGTATATTTGAACTTTCTTTTAATGAAATTATTACATTCTTCAACATAAATGACAATATTTCCATCTTTATTTTCTATTCTAGATACTTTTTTCATTGATTTTGTTTGAATATTGTTGTATCTATACATTATACACTTCTCATGAAACACACAGTTATGACAAATATTACTCATATACCTAACAACCTCCTATCAATTCCTTTTGGAATGCTTGGTTTACTTCTTTCTAATATCAACTCGCTAGCACACATACATATGCTATCTGGAGCATCGTCAAATTTATTTGGATAATCAAATGAATAGGTCGTTAAGTTTTTCATAAATCTACCATAATCGCTATTTGGTTTTACTGTTTTTTTATCTCTAAATATTATTTTTGTTATTACATCATATCTCATATCTTTAATACGATTTTCTTTCTTAACTGTGTTATATTTGGTAATTATTTGGCATGTAAATTTTTTTGCTTTCAGTTTATCTCCTATTACTTTTGCCAAACTTTCATCTGTATTTTCTTCTATTACTAATTTTCTTATGTTGTAAGCAATTATAAGGTCCACTATGTCATCGTAGAGCTCCCTTACAGCTTTTTTTCTAAATAAGCAAGCATCTAATATGTACTTGTCTCTAAAAGGTCTTAAAATCGGCATAGCGAGGTTGTCTTTTCCTCTTCTTGTAGGGTCAATTACAGCTAGGCAATATTTTTCCGATTCTTCTGGGATATCTTCAATAGTTTGTAAATTGTCCCATGCAAACTCTAATCCTGTAGGTGCAATAGGTTCTTGTTGATAAACACAAGCCCATAAAAATGGGTCAGTTGTTTCTCTTAACTTAATTGCTTCTTTTGTACTCATTACATCAGGACATGTAGATTCATCATTTTCATCAAGTAATGGTATTCTAATGAATACTGCACTTCCATCTACAGCTTCCCATACATACTTAAATTTTTTACTAGGTACTACCTCTACAGTACTTTCAATATCTTGCGAAACTCTGTTCAATATATCTTCAGGAGACCACATTGTTCCTGCAAAAATATATTTAGTTTCTTTTCCTGTTCTTCTGTTATACCATTCAGTTTTCCAACTATTATAGATATTTTGATGTACTTGGCTATTAGTTGCCTCGCTTTGACCTTTAGTCATATCATCAAAGATTATAGCTTTACTCGCTCTTACACCTGTTACAGAACCTTCTCTTGTTCTTGCTATATGTGATGGTTGAACATCTGCCCCTTTACCTTTAAGAATCCAGTCACTTTCTTTTTCTTTCATGAAAGGCTTTTCTCCATACTTTTTGAAATCTGGAAAAACATCACTAAATCTAGGATTCTTTATAGTTCCTTGTACTGCTCTACTAAATCCCAATACTAGTTCTTCTGAATAAGACATTCTTAATATGCTATTCGTAGCACTTAATCCATATATCCAAGCTGAAAACATGTTTAATGTATAGGATTTACCATAAGATGGTGGGTAAGAACTTACTACATACTCTAATTTAGGGTCAAAAGCACTTTTATTGAGATAAAACACGAATGGTTTTAACACATCTCGTCTAGTTCCTAATACCTTTTTAGGCATATCCCACTCAATATAGTCAATAAAATGCTCTAATGACCTTCTACCTGCAAAAGCATAAGCACTTTGAAACAATCTATAGTATTTATTCAAATATTCTTCATCACAAACTTCCATTCTTTTTTCTAGTAATGGAATAAGGTCTGTAATTGCATATTTACAAGCATCTAACTGCGCTTGAACTGCCTTTTCTTCATCTTTTTCGCTGTCAAAATAGTACAACAATAGCTGATACAGTTTCATACATGTATCATAAATGGAATATTCGTCCAAATCTTTCCTTTTCTTTAGAATTATTATGATTTCCTCTATTGTTTTTTGTACTTCTGACAACAAAATCACCTTTTTATAAAAAAATAGAGCAGTAATAAGGTTTCTACCTCACTACTGCTCATTATTAAGCCTCAATGTTTCCAGACTTTTACTTTATTTATATAAATTTTCCAACATTTGCATCTGTTTTTTAGTTAAATTTGAATTTACCATATTTACAAGCTGAAATTTAGGCAAATCTAATGCAATTTCTATCTTTCGTGCCTTTTCTATTGTTATTTTATCGTATTTTAGTTCTGGATTTAGATGCATACGATAAATTGTTGTAGAACTGCCATGTTTTCTTTCTTGCTCTGTCATCATTCTTGCTAATTCTGCAACTGTTAGTCCTCTTTTCTTTAATATTAACTTTATATATCCTCCGATTGATAACATAAATCACCTTTTATATCCAAGTTTTATCATTAATAATCTGCTCAATAGTTTTATGGCATACATTATATTTCCTTGCTAATGCTCTACAACCATATTCTTTGCTTCTTGGTTTATAAATTTCTCGTATATATTTAACTATATCATAATTTAATTTAGCATTTGCCTGTTTCTCGCCTTTTGCTGATACTCTTAATCCTTTTTTTAATGCATGTATATTATTATATCTTCTAGTACACCATTCTAAATTACTTGATACATTGTTTAATTTATTACCATCTATATGATTAACATCTGAAAAATTATTTTTATTTTCAATAAATGTTTCAGCAACAGCTTTATGCGTTCTAATTGTCTTTTTTATGGCATTATATGATAAATTGACTTGATAATATCCATTTGGATTTATACATTGTTTATAAATTTTCTTATTCTTGCTGTTTCTTATTTTCCCTTTATTTGATACTTCAAACCACTCGGAATAATCTTTATTTTGATAAATTAAACCCTTCCAAATTTCCATCTTATCCTCCAATGATTGGCGTGAGACTATAGACTTGCACTATATACCTATTCAGGTACGCATTCCTTAGCAGGGAAGCCCCAAACTCTATGGGTTAATCTCACATATTTAGATGTGCTAGACCTTCGCCTTACAGCTAATTTATCTTTTTAATTATTCAGCCACTAGGAAGACAAGTCTGAGCTATAGGTTACGACCCTATAACTTCTTGCCCCTTTTATCCTACATAGGTTTGATTACCTATAAATTTCACCCATCATTCAGATAATTGTTTGATGATACCATTCATCTTAATATGTTCTGTACATTATCTCGCATTGGGCTACTTTAACCTAGTTATGTCTTATATCCTCTTTACAGAGTATTCACGAGAAGTAGCATTGTTGACATTACCTACATTGCTTTGCCTCTGTCACAAGGCAAGATATAGGCTTATTCCCAACTTGGGCGTCTATTGTTGCTACGACAACTCTAGTGCTTTATTAAACGATAAATCCTGCACACTATCTTGCATTGATTTTTACATCTTCATCACATACATTACTGCACATGAAAGGCAACCTTACAAAAGTATCCTTATGTCTGATAACCTTCAAGATGGCTCCAAGCCACATGATATTGTGGTTTAACACTTGGGTAACACACTTTGGTCGAGGGGAACGGAATCGCACCGCTCTTCAACTATTCCCTCGATGTAATAGGTGCATTTTAGGGCTTCTGCACCTATTCGAAAGGATTTTAAGAAAAACAAAAAAGAAAAAATAAATATATACACTCAACAACGGAGGTTATTAGTGCCATATAGACACTATGTAAAGTACGGATGCAACTAGCTTTTGGAAGTTGGACGGATTCAGGATTCAGTTGCGAGATACCTGTAGCTTTTGCGTACTCTACATACTATTTATAAGCCAGACATTGTGTAGATATGGATTTGCACCATATATGTTCCCTCTCACGCACAATTTAACCGACAGTCACCGAATTTAATCTCGTGTCACATTGCTAGCTAGAAGAGGAAACTTACAGTTTAGCGTCTACTATTACCATTCAGAGATAGTTAAAATATCTCAGTTTAGTTTTACCATATCTAATATAAAACTAGATATGTCTATTCCGCCACCACACAATATCTATATCTCAGCCCTTTAACTATTGTTTCAAGTTAGTAGCTGTTGATATTAAACTAATTCATACAATATTTTAACTTCTTCAAGTATGTCTGCTATTATTCCTGATTGTTTTCCAACAGAACCTTGTAAATTATTTCTTTGAGGTTCTGGACCTACACTTTCTTTACATTTTTGTGCTAATGGAATACTACCATTGATTCTTGATTTAATTTCTCCTATAACTCCTAAAATTTCATAAAGACTTTTAGTGTTGTCTTCTAAATTATCTAGAATATTATTTCTTTTATTTTCTTCCATAAGTTCCTCCCTTACACTTCTTCATAACATGCATTTTCATTCTTCATTTTCTTTAAGCATTCTTTAAATTGAGCATTTGTCATATTATTCGGAACAAATCTATCTATAACTTCTTGAAATGGATAAATATAATTATCAAATATTTCTTGGGCTTCTTCTCTAGCTATCTTTTCTTGATATCCTCTTTGCATTATTACTTTTACATAATCTTCAAAAGTCATATTTATATCTGTCGGACAGTCTACTACTGTACTAAATCTACAATATTTCCCGTTAGGTTGTTTTGCTATAAATCCACCCATAATTTACTCCTTCTATCCGTTATATCTACATCTCTGCTCTTTTTTATCCCATACAGCGCAATTCTCTTTTAAGCAACTGGCATTTTTCCATATCGTACCTATTGCTATTGTCTCTACAAAGTCTTCTTCTTCGTGTAAAATATTTTTCTGTTCTGTATAGCTAAAATTCTGTATGTAAGGACATATCATTTTCTATCTCCTAACTTCTTATAAGGAACACAGCCTTTATTTCTAAGCTCTTTGAATGATTTTAAGGTCAATCTATATTTTTTATTTCCTAAACATAGTAATCTTAACTCTTTATCTTCTGTTATTGCGTAATTATCATTAATTACATCTAAATCAATTTCAGAATAACCTTTTTCACCTTCTATTACAGATACTTTCATTTAGAACTTCCTCCTATTCCAAATATTCCACATACTGAAAAATACAAGAAGCATATTGATATAGACTGAGCAAATGTTAGATGCCACGGTATGTTAAATGCTAAAAAAAAGAAATTTACTGCCAACCACAGAAAACTGCCGTTATAAGCTATATTAAAAACTATTTTACAAAGGGTTTTCCCTATTCCATTCCAACTACTTTCTTTCTGCATAATTCAACTCCATTACTTAGCCTAAAACTAAAGAGCCATGCTAAAAAGTCCTTCTAAACTCTCTAACATAGCTCTTTTTTAAGCCGTCCTACACTTTCTTAAATCTATTTAAACTTACCTAATTAATTATATATCACTCTATTTTCTATCTGTCAATACCTTAATTTCAACTTAACATAATAAACTCTTTTTGTTTTTTAGGAATATGGGAGAGGGTAACTGCACCCCCTATGCTTTCTGCAAAATAGGGGTAGGGTGGCACTATATAATAAACATTGCGCAAAATTAGACTTATGCGCAATGTTTTAAATTTTATATTCCCTTACTCTTACAACGGTTTTAAGGTTTTAATACAATAAAATATATTGATATTATTATATATTTTTTTACTAATAGATAAACATTTATTCTACTGTTACTCTCTCCTATTCTCCTCCATAACTATATAATATATTATATAATATAATAAATATAACAACACATATATAATATATATATTAATAATAATATAATAAGGTTTTAATATTATATTTAAATATACTTAGTATAATATAAATAATACGCGAATAGGTAAAAAATTAAGGGTGTGTATTATTGTAAAATAAATTAACGCTTTTATAATAAAATTTTAAAAAAGAAAGAAGAAAGAAAAGAAGCAAAAGAAAGAATAAATAAAAAATATATATATTCTCTTATATTATTATTAATTATTAAATAATATATATATATATATATATATAATATATTAAAATGAATATAAATAGTATATTAATATTAACGCGAAAAGATTAAAATTTTGATGCGTGTATCTGGTTCTTTGCCTTCTCTCCTGCTCTATATTTATATGATATCATTGTATTATTATGTCGAAATATGTAATATAATAATGTTTGAAAATATTAAATATATATAGTATTATTATATATATTAATATTAAAGGGGTGTATAATATGGCATTGATTAAATGCAAAGAGTGTGGCAAAGATATATCAGACACGGCGAAAGTATGCATAAATTGTGGGGCTAAAACAGAAAAAGCAAAAAAGAATAACAAAAAAATAATAGTTATTGCTATTATTATAATATTTTTAATTATATTGATTACTGGGTCAATATTTATTATACAACAGTTGAACAATAAAACTAATTTGTCAGCAAATGAAGTTGTCGAATACTTGCAAAGTAAAGGTTATAAGTTCGAGGCGTTAAAATCTACATTGACCCAATATACAACATATTATATATATGTTAATAATGACGATATAGCATTTCAACTAATAGACAATATATTCACTGGTACAATGTATAGCTGGAAAAACAATAAAATAAATGATGATTGGGCAGAAATTAATGAAACCACAGAAAATAATACAACAGCTAAAAAGAAACAATACGAAGCATATCAAGAATGGCTTAACGAACTAGGCTTAAACGATACCCAAATAATAGAGGCATTAGACTATTATAAAAGAAATACCACTACATATAAAAATATGGATTATTAAAGGCTTGAAATAAAGCCTTTTTTCTTATGCAAAAATATCAAAAATTTTTTATTTTTTGTATAAAATTATTAATAAAGTTTATAATAAGCATTGACAAAACGTAGCTACAATGATATAATCAATATATCAAATAAAAAGGGGGTTAAAATATGGAAGAAAAAAAAGAACCTGCTAGCAAAACTTACCGCGTTCGTGTTCCTCTTTACTTGTCAAAACTACTAGACAAAAGGCTAAAAGAAGATAATTTACAATATTCTACAATGGCAAGGGAAGCAATAGAAAAATATTTAAAAAAACCTAAAAAAAATTAAAAAATTTACAAAAAAACTATTGACATATTGTAGCTACATGCTATAATATACTTAACAAAAGGAAATAATAAAAAACTTGTATAGTGCAGTCTGGTAAACTATCACACTATACAAGCAAGTACGCAAAAAGTCTTTATTGTTGACAAGCAACAACACACACTAAAAACCAAAATGATTTTTTAAAACTTATTGCATTTTTAATATTAACATACAAAACAAAAAAAGTCAAATAAAACCGAAAGGAGAAAAACAAATGACAAAATACAATTTTAAAAGTTTATTAAAACAATATACAATATTTTATTTAATATACTTATTCATTACAAAACAAGACATATATAAAATAAATACTATAAGCATTATATTTTATATATTATTAATAATAAAAATATTTGTAGAATTTAAAAATATTATAAATGAATAAATAAAAAGTTGTTGCTTGTCAAATGTAAATATAAATTTTAAAAGGAGTTGTAGAAAATGAAAAAAGAAAAAATGATAAAAGAAATCGAGGCATTATATTTTAAAGAAGAAGGACTATTGAGAGTCATAAACGGTATGAATAAAACCGAAAAAGAATTAAAAAACAAAAATGCTGAATTATTAAAAGAAAATAATTCATTAAAGAAAGAGCTTAGAGAGGCAAAACAGCAAATAAAAGCATTGCAACATCTTCAAAATACAAATATCGAAACATCAAACAATATAGACGTACAAGAATTTGTACAAAATAGCTTACAATTTTTAACAAAGGCAATGGAATTAAGCAAAATGAACATTGCAGGAGTATTGAACAAATAATATAAAAATTAGAAAGGTTAAAAGGTGGAAAAAATGAATATAAAAACAAATTATAAAATAGTAAAAAATGAAGATAAAAAAGGCGTTGAGTTATACTTTGAAGAAATCCCAACAAAAGAAGAACGCGAAGAACTAAAAGCGAACGGCTATAAATGGCACATTCAAAAAAAATGCTGGTATATAAAAGAAAACAAACAAAAAGAACAAATCGAACCTATTAAAACAGGAATAAAAGAAAATCCGCGTTTCAATTACACTCAGGGCGCATGGGAGGGAATAAACTATTCAAGCAATTTGTCTTTAAAAGACATCGCGAAAATAATAAAAAACGAAATAAAAAGAAAATATCCAGAGGCGACCTTTTCTATAACAACAGAATATTATTCAGGGGGACAAAGTCTTCATATCAATTTGATGAAATCAACAAAAAATCCATTTAATAGTTTCGAAAAAGCAATTGAAGAAGCAGACGGCAAAGGCGATTATTACAACAGAATCTATGCACATCCAGAAAAATGGCACGGATTAACAGAAAAAGAAATCGAAGAAAGCGAAAAAAATAAACAAGCATTAAAAAGAAGGTTGCAAAACGGTTATATGCAAATAAATCATTATAATATAAAAAATGATTATGAATTAAGCGAATACGGAAAAAAGATTTTTCAAGATGTTGCAAGTCTTGCTGATAGTTTCAATTTTGACGATAGCGACGGAATGATTGATTATTTTCATACAAATTTCTATATGCATTTAAATATTGGCAAATGGAATAAGAAATTTGAGCTTGTAAACTTATAATAAATTTAAGGGGGGTATAAATAAATGGCAAAACACAATCAAAAATATTGGATTGAACAATATTCAAACGAAAACACAATAAAACAATGGTTTAAAGATTGGCTAACCTATATTGACAATCATTTCCATGAATTACAAAGCATAGAAGAATTAAAAAAACAATTTTTAATAAATGAATATATTCAAATAAAATCCGTGTTAAACACAGAAAAAAATCAAAAAAAAGCTTATGTATTTTTAAAAAAAGTAATTGAAAATATGGAGGTATGAAAAAATGGGAAATATAAATTTTGAAATTGAAAAATTTCCAGACGAAATAGCAAATAAATTATTCGAACTATCAAAAGACATGGACTTTTTAGACTACGAGGAAGAAAAAAAACAAATTTTAAGCGATTTAGAAAATGCGCTTTACTATCTAAAAGCAGTCGCCAAAAATCCATACAATGCGGAATATTTTAGAACATTATATAAAATTTTAGAAAATATTTAAAATGGGGGTTGATAATATGAAAAAATATCAAATAATAAAAAACAAAAATTGCTATGCAATAGCAACAAAAGAAAATATAAAAGACTATTACAAAAAGCATTTTTTACCAATTGAAAAAATTATGAAAAGAAAAAAAGACTTGATAAATTTAATAAATACAAGCAAAACATTTGAACAATACAAAAACAACACAGACTTTAAAACAATATATATTTATTAAAGGGGGTTATATTATGAATTTACAAGAAATAGAACGCCTCGCCTTTTTAAAATATAGGTTGAGCGGTAAAAAATCAATGAATACATTTATTTTTACACAAGCAAAAATAAATAAGTTGACAGATACAGAAATTGACAAGTTAATTAATAATTTGAATAAAAAAATTAAAAAACACGCAGAAAAACAAGCGGGGCAAGTAAAATTTACTTGCAACTTATTTTAAAATATAATAAAATGGGAGTTGAAAAAAATGAGCGTATTAAGTGAAAGGGTTTATCTTATGGAACAAAAACAAAGAAGACAAGAGCGCGAACAAGAACAAAGAAAAAAAGAAATAAAAGCGATACAACAAAAAAAGGCACAGGAAAAAGAGTTCAAAGAGTATGAAAAAGGGCTTTTCCTTGCCTGTAAAAAAGAATTAAAACAAAAATTCGAAGAAGAGTTTCGCCTTCAAGGTTTAAAGGCAAAATATCACTTTTACAAAATAGAAAATCGTGATATTTTAATAAAAAGCATTGCAAAAAGCGAACTAGAGGGCGACTATCTCGAAACGAATTACAACAAATTTTTAAATGAAACAATAAAAAAATACGAATTAAACGAACAATATAAAACAGAAAAAGAAAAGGAAATCGCAAGGCAATATGTTAAAGAAATGACGCCAATTTGGGAGAAAGAACAAAGAAAAAAAGAGCAAAAAGAAAATGCAATGACATTTTTAAAATTATTATGGCTAATTATTAAATGGATATTTATTATAGCTTTTGGTGGTATTTACTTATTATTAAAATTTATATGTGCTTTGGCTGATAGATAAAAAAAGAGGTTGAAAAGCTTCTTTTTTTTTGCTTTTCTTCCCCTCTTTTATTTCTCTTGTATTTCCATTTTAAAGGCTTTATTTTTTTATAATATACTTATACATGGTTTATTTTATGAGCTCTTAAAATCGATTTTTAGCTTTTTAATATAAAGTTAATCAACTATTAATTTTAAAAAGCTCTTGCCAAATCCTCGTTACTCTAGCGATGTTTTTAATTGTTGTTTTGATGTCTGTTTTTTACCCTGTGATTTTTCTACGGATTTTTTCAAATCTTTTTCCAGCTAGTTGGCAAATCTTTTTCCGACCCACCTTCAAAACTTTTTCCAGCAGGTCGAAATCTTTTTCCAGTCCGCTATTCTTTTTCTGCACAATCTTTACAAATAAATATTTCTTTCAAGTCTTTTCCCCAAGCAACATATACGTCGTCATTTTCTTTAAAACTTTTTCCGCATATCTCACATTTGTCAGGCACTCTCATTTTTGCTTTGTCCCTTTCTGTTTTAAATGTTTTGAAATCACATTTCAACTTTTTTACCTTTTTTAGCAAAACTTTTTCCGATACTTCTACAGAAGTTCCTGAAACTTTTTCCGTAGGTGCCCCAAACTCTGAAAATTTTACTAACTCTTCCTTTACCTCTTTAATTTCTTCTTTCATTACTTTCTTTTTACTCATATCTTTTTCCTCCTTAATTTTTTGCTTTAAAATTATATATTGGTTTTATTATTTTCTGTATCTCTACAGTATCTTTAATATTATCTATTATTTCTTGCATAGGCTTATATACAAAAGGTGCTTCATCTATTGTTTCCTCAACAACACTTGTAGTATATATTCCTTCCATTGATTTCTTAAATTCATCTAGTTTAAATACCTCTTTTGCTTTGTTTCTTGACATTATTCTTCCTGCTCCGTGCGGTGCAGATTTGTTCCAATCTTCATTCCCTTTTCCTATTGCTATTATTGAACCATCTCGCATATTTATTGGGATTAAAACTTTTTCTCCTTCTTTAGCTGATATTGCACCCTTCCTAACTATATTATCTTCAAAAGATATATAGTTGTGAATTGTTTCAAATCTATTATCCATAACTGGAGGGAAATCAATTTCTGGAACATATGTTAATTTAAAATAATCCATTAAAATTTCTTTTGCAATGTGAAGTCTATTTAGACTTGCATACTCTTGACATATTCTCATATCATGCAAATACATATCTCTGTATTTACCTTCTAAAAAGCATAGGTCGTTTGGCAGATTAGGTTTTTTCTCTTGATATTCCTTAATTAAGTCTTTTAATGCATTTTGTATTTCTGATTTTCGACCATCTTCTTTATATGTCTTTATGATTTCTTCTTTTCTTTGATACATTTCTTCTTTTCCGCTACATAGTTCTATTGCTAGATTCTGATAATAGTCTGCTACTTGTTTTCCCATATTTCTTGAACCTGTGTGTATTACTAAATATTTGTTACCCTCATCATCTACATCTATTTCGATAAAATGATTTCCTCCTCCTAATGTTCCTATAGCTCTATTGAATTTCTTTGTTTCTTTTAATTCTCTTAGACAATATAATTCATTTATTTTTTCAAAATCCATAAGTTTTTGTTCCCTTATGTTTCTTCCACTTGGTATAACTTCATTTATAACTTTATCTAATAATTCTAAATTTAGTTCTATATTACCTAATTCTACGCATAACATTCCGCAACCAATATCAACACCAACAATGTTTGGAATTACTTTGTCTCCTAAATCTGCTGTAAAACCTATAACGCAACCTTTTCCTGCATGAACATCTGGCATTATTCTTACTTTACAATTTTCAAAAGGTTTCTGCTCTAACAATAAGTCTATTTGTTCTACTGCTTCTTGTTCAATATTATCTGTAAATATTTTTAAATTTTTATCCATATTTTATATCCCTCCTTTCAATTTATCAATTTCATTCCAAGCCATTTGAATTAGTCCACTTTCTGCAAAATGTCTTGAATTGTGTTCTCTTATAAACTCTAGTAATTCTTTTTCCGTATCAGGTCGCCAGTATCCACCAATTTTTGTGTCTGATAAAATTATATATTGTCTTCTCAATTCTGAAACTACTGTATTTACTTCTTTTATTGGTAAATTTAGTTTCCTTGCTAATTCTTCTTTACTAATCCTGTTCTTTTGTCCATATGGAATTAAGTCAATTTCTTTCATTTGTTTCCTCCTTCTACTTTGTAATCTTCATCTGTAAGTTCAATAGTCTTTAAACTTTTTCCAGCTTTTAAGGCTTCTACTTGTTGTTTTATTTCGTCTAAATTAATGTCAACTTCGTTTTTAATAACTATAGGTGCTGTTGCTTCAACCATACCATGTTCTGCTTTAGACCTATAAATAGTCGTTACATTGTCAATTTCTCTATGCTGAGCCAATGTCAATGATATATCTGTTATGTAGTCATCTATCATCTTCATTATCTCAATTCTTTGAGCATCACCACTTATCAAATAGCTGTCATATGTACTACTACTCATCTTGGCAAATCCACAGAAATTCTTTTTCGATGGAATATATCTTATAACTTTATTGATTTCGCTAATAAAATCTCTATAATAATCAAATAGTATTGACAACTCTTCAGCACTATATAATTGTGTTCCAATTAAATGTTTCCCTCTTATTAATTTATCTATTTCAACAAGTGTCAATTTACTTTCAGGATTTATATGTTTTAATTCATACTTTAAATCGTATAGTCTTTGTTCCATATAATCCTTAAATCCTTCTTTGTATTTCTTTTCTATTAATTCACTTTCTAATTTTCTTAATTCTTTTTTATCTTGTTCTTGTTTTACTATCCTTTCATCCATACTTTTACTCATATTGTTTTTAATTTCTTTTGACCTTTTAGTTCCTTTTGGTACTGGCACATTTTTCACCTCTTTCTGTTATAAGTCTCTGAAATATCTGTCTATACTTCTTGCTATTATTCCTGCTGTTGCTATATTGTAATTATCTATGTATTTTCTTTTAGCTTCTTCTTTTTTTTGATAAAATCTGCAATTTTCTTTTCTGCAATATAGTTCATTTAAACAAAAACATCCATCATATTTATCATTTTTTGTATAAGCAAAACAATCAACGTTTTGTTTATACATACATACTGTTTTTACCTTATCTGTAATATCTACCTTAATATTTCTAAATTTTATTAAGTCTAGTGTTTCTTCGCTTAGCTCTCTATATAACTCTGGTGTGATTTCAATTAGTGTAGCATTAAGATTTATCATTTCCTCCACTTTTTTATTTATGTTCATCGTTTGCACCTCCGTATAATGAACTTATACCCATTTCTTGAATAGATTTCCCTATAAGTATATCTTTATAATAAGCTAGTTCTTTTCTTAATTTCCCATTTGTCTTTCTATGTTCTTCTTCTATTTCTTTTAGGTTTTCTAATTGTTCTCTCATTTCTTCTTGTTTTCTCCAAACTTCATCAGCATATTCTTTTGCGTCTTTCACTTCTTCTTTTAACTTATCTCTTTCATCTATTATTTTCATTATGGTATTAAATAGTTTTAATGCTTCTTCGTTTAACATTTCTGGTCTTACTTTTGTCATATCTTCTATTAGCTTTTCTATTTCTTCATTATTTAGCATTGGTGTACCTCCAGTATATCTAATATGTAGTATTCTTTATTAGGCTCTGCTCCCCATTCTTGTTTGCCAGCTCCTTTTGTTATACATACCTTACATTTAATAGTCGGACTGTTTTTTGAATATCCATTTCTAAACAATATATGAGGTTGCATTCCTGTTGTAGGATAATAATATCCTCTAAATCGTGTATCATAATATGGTTTTATCTCTCTGTATTCTTCTTTCTTCTCTCCACTTTTTATCATATCAAACCATTTCTTTTTTATTGGTAATATTAGCATTTGTTATCACTCCTCCAAATATTTCTCCCCTCTTCTATACCTTTGTTAAATCCTATTAAATAACCTATTCCGAAAGATAATTTCAATTATTAGCAATATGGTTAAAATTGTTGTTGTTTTAGTTACTTTCATTTGTATCACTCCTTATTTATTTTTCTGTCTAGTTGCTTTACTGCTTGAATAAGTTCATTTACCTTTAGTACTATTTCTTCCTCTTCTTCTGAATATTTATAGTATTCTGAGCCGTCTTCTAAATCTTTACCAACTTCATCTAGTTCTTCTATTCCGTTGTATATCTATATCTTGTTGTTCTTCTATAATTTCAACTTGCATATTTAAAACATTATTAGTAAAATCAAAACTCATAAATTCTCCATATTCGCTTTCATATGTTTTTCTATTATTGTTATATATATAATTAAGTCTATTTATTTTTATATGTTTTGGCATATCTTCATTGTTATATTGTTTTATAATTAAATCAATTACTTTCATTCCAACCCAACTCCTTTACTTTTTCATTTATTGCTTGTAATTCTTTTATATCTAAAAATTTTCCGAATATGACTCCAGTATCATAATTAAAATTTTCAATATGAACATATTTGTCTAATTTGCAAAATCTTATTTGTTCTCTTACTCTATCTCCATTTATAAAACTATACATTTTGATATAATTTATATTGTATTTGTCTTCTATATTTTCATATCCTAATTCTTTAAACATCTCATCAGCTTTACTCATTCTTTTATACCTTCTTTCTTATTTGATTTTAATTTCCTAACACCTTGCCAACGTCGGCAAAGTGATTGATTTTACTGTGCTTGCTTATTTAATTTTAATATCCGAACTTTCTTCCTGTTTTTATTTAATACTAGAATATTTTTTAGTTTTGTTCTGGCATCTTCCTAATTTCAAACCTCCATTTGTAAGCGTCATTGCCTATCTTTTGAAATAGTTTCTTTATTGCTTTATCTTGAGTTTCTTCTCTAATTCCAAACTGAAATTCTTTCTTTATAGTGTTCCATACTCCATACATACTATTTCCCCTCTACTTTCTTTGTAAAATATTCTTTAATACATTCTTCACAATCTATATTTCCGTCATCTTCACATTCTTTATTTAAACATTCATAATCTCCTGATAAGTGAATATGTTTTGCCATTTCATTTATAACTTTTTTCATTAAGTTTACTGTTTTGCATAATTCTTTGCTTGCTTCTGTAAGTTCTTCATATTCTTTATCTTTCTTTTCTAGTTCTTCAATAACCATATCAAATGCTTGTTCATAGCTTCCTTCATATTGTCCTATTCCATTGTTTACTGCTAAATTATATAATTTGTCTATTGCTTCTTTTAGATTCACTATCACCACCACCCATTATTAGAATTATTTGAAAATATAAAGGTCTTTCATTGCATTTGCTTCTTCAAAACAACCTCTGCTTTCTAAATCTTGTATGTTTTCTTTTACTTTTGATTTTGGAATAAAGTTGTTTTCAAATTTTTCTTTTCTAATTACTATAAAATTGTCTAATCCTTCTTTTTTAAATGTTCTTAATAGCGTTATTAAGTCAACTTTTTTAACTTCTTCTTCCAAGTCTATTCCTCCTTTACTTTATAACAGTTAGCTTCATTCAGCATATTTCCAAATAAAACCTCCTGTACTTTTTCTTCTGCCTTTGCAAACCCTTACAATTAATGGTCGCTTTATACCTAATTGTCTTTGAACTTCTGTTGCACTAATCCATTCTTTTATAAATTTACCTTGTAAATCATATTGAAAAACTTTTTTTGTTATCTTTGGATTATTAATAAGTGATTTAGATACTTTTTCTCCTGCTCTTTTCTTTCTTGTGCCATAATTATTATTATATCGACTATCGCACCATTCCAAATTATTTACACAATTATTTTTTTGTTTTCATCTTTGTGATTTACTTGGTTTAAGTTTAATGGGTTTGATATAAAAGCTTCAGCCACTAACCTATGTATTTTTATGTGTTTAATCGTACTGTTTTTTGATAAATTCACTCTTAAATACCCCTTTATATCCACTTCACTTTTTAATATTTTTTCTTTTTTAGGCTTATATTTTTTAGGCAATGTTTTAACTCTACCGCATATTACTTATTTGATATAAACCTTCATATCCTTTTATATCTTTCCATACTTCTTCCATTTGTTCCTCCTATCTTTGTCCGCTCGAAGTCCATATAACCTTCTTCTTTTATAATTCTTACTGCTTCTTCTACTGTTAGCTTCTTATCTATTTCCCTTAACATTTCCTGTACTTCGCCTTTGTACAAATTACATACTTCTCCTCTTTTATTGCATAGGTTTATACAGGTTTTACAAGTCTTATTCATAGGCAATCTCCTTAATCTTCAAATAATGTATTTTCATCAACTTGCAAATTATCTATTATTTTATATGTCATATCATCTGTAATTTTTATTCTAGTTTCCGTTGGTGTTTTCCCAAAAGGTAACCAAGTTCTCCATTTATAACAAACTATTTCATCATTTTCTATTTTCCATATATTGTTATGACAATCTTTTAATTCTGTTCCATTTTTTAATGTGTTTATATACGCATATCTTCCAATAAAATTAGGCTCAATTTTTTTATATTCTTGATATTCTTCTATAAATCTACTGTATATATCAGAATATTCTGTCTTTAATTCATATAAAAATCTTGGTATTATTTTTTCTTGATAGCTTTTAATTTCAACATTATCAAATATTGTTCTTGGTTTCCCATCACATATAAGTTTTATTAAATCATTATTGAATTTTTCTTTAGGTATATATATCAATGGAGATTGCCCAAAATGAGTATCTATATAATATTTTTCTTTTTCTTTATCTTCGTATAAATATTTAATATTTAATACAAATACATCTCCTATTTGTCCAACTGCATTATTAGGCTCATCTAATTTTGAATAACACTCATCTTCTCTATATTTTCTTCTAAATTCATTGTATTTATTAGCCCTACTTGTATAACCTTGAACATTCTTTTTATTTCCAAACTTGCAATTCGGTCCAATTCTTCCTGCACAAAAACACTTTCCTTTTTTATAGAAACTACATTCTTTATATTTTTCACAATATACTATATCTGCGTTTAAAGGTGTTTCCCTTCCTCCGAAACATTCCTTTACCTCCATATAAATCAACATTAATTTTATCCACTATTCATTCCCTCCAAATTTTAAATTTTCTATCTCTATGTATAAATCTTTGCAATTAGCTTCTAAATCACTTATCATACTGCTTTGTGTTTTTGTTAAATCCTCTAATTCTTCCTTCTCTTTCTTTAATGCTTCATAATCTATTGCTAAACTCATTAATTTAAAACATACTATTAATGCTAATATTGATACTATTACTATTAATACTGTTTGTATCTTATAGTCTCTTTTTATTTCACTTAACATCTTATTTGGCTCTATTTTTACTTCTTCATACTTCTTTGTTTTCATCTCTCTTCTCCTTTCTAATCAATTCTTATAAGTATCTTACATCCTTTTTTATGCTTATATTTTTTCATCCTTTTTTCATATGCTTTTGTTGCATAATATGATATTGTATTTACTTTCACACCTATACATTTTGCTATCTCTTTTTTAGTGCCTTCGGTTATGAACTTATCTCCCTTGTATAGTGCATAAATACCTTCATTTTTTCTTTTCATCTTTCATCACCTTTGAACTTATTAAATATTCTTTCATTCCTTTTTCTTTTATGTTCTTCATATATCTTTAAATCTTCTTCTGTCATTAACTCTACTTCTATATAACCTCGTTCAATTTCTTCTGGTAATTCCATTTCTATACTTTCATCTTCTTTTAATGCTTGTGCTTCTATTCCTCTGTCTTTAATTACTAATGTTGCACAATGTATATCATAGTTACTTTTATACTCTTGAAATGCTTCATTCATTCTTGCTTGTTCTTGTTTACTCTGCTTATTAAACCATTCATGATTTTCTACTGATAATAATGCTCCATTTTCAACTGTTGCTTTTCCGTCCTTTTGATTTCTCCTGTATATGATGATAAGTTAGTTGTTTCATTCTGTGATATTGTGCCTTACCTGTGTATTTTCTTTCCGTATCAGGTCTTAAATGTAGTTTTTCTATAAAGCATTCTGCTCCATATCTTCTTATCAATTCTTGTTTTGCCCTTTTATTAGATTTACTCATGTGTTTCCCCTCTCATTTTATCTAAATATGTAACTCCAACCGCATAATTAAATTTCAAAAATTTTTTCAAATGTCCATCCTTTTTTATATCTTGAATGTGCTAGCTTATATTTAACTTTAAATATTTCACACCATTCAATTAATGTTTTTGTTTCGTTTTTATATTCCAATTTAATTGTATTTCTTCTGTTTCTAATTTGTAATTCATATGGTATCCATTTACAGTTTTGTGGCTCATAATTTTTATTCACATCAATTCTTTCTATAGATAATCCATCTTTATATCCATTGTTTAAAGCCCATTCTTTAAATTCAACAAAACTCTCATTCCATTCATTACAAACTTTTATACCTCTTGCGCCATAATACATATAGTTATGATTTGTTTTGCAATTACACCTTCTTTTCATGTTACACCAATGCTTATATAATTCAGTATGTCGCATGTTATGTTTTGAATTTCCTTTGCTTCTTAAACCTTTATTATTAAATTCTTGAATTTGTGTTTTTGCCTTTTCTTTTTGTAAACAACCACAACTTTTTGTGTAATTATTTTTTAATCTTGAACCAACAACAAAAGCTATATTTCCACAATCGCATTTACATTTAAAAATTGCTTGTCTACGGTTATTTGTTTTTTCATAATTTAAAACATATAACTTCCCAAACCTTTGTCCACTTAAATCTATAAATCTACCCATTATATAAACCTCTTTCTTTATCTATGTAAGTTACTCCGCGTTGCATAGGCTGACCAAATATCTGACTTAAATCCGATAAAACCAACCGTGGATTGCCTTTTGTTCCTACAGGTCCAAACCTATCTATTAAAGCTTGCCTTATATTGCTATCTTTAGCTTTCATGGAATGGCATAAATTCATTTTTTCTTCTTTTCGATAAATATACGAATTTGATTTTTGATATATATTTCCAACTTGTATAAATCTTCCTATCCATACACAAGTTTCAAAAACTTCTTTACCTACTGGCATACCATATGAAGCAATCATCTCTATTACTAATTCATCTATTTCTTCATTATGCACTCCTATCCAAGCTTCTAAAAATTCATTTTTCTCTTTTCCAAATAAAATAGGCTCATAAGTTTCAGTATCTATTAAACAATATGCACTTTCTATGTTTCCGTGGGTCGATTGCCATTATCTTCATTTGTCTTTTCCTCCAATCTTTCTAATACATTTGTCCTATATCTGTAAGTTGGATTTTCTTGTTTTTTTAGTAATATTTCTTGTTCTTTTAAATTTTGAATTATATCTCCAGTTATTAATTTATTGTTGTATTTATCTGTAAATTTCTTAACAACTTCTAAATAAGCGATGTTATATTTTATTTGTCTTCTCTCTTCCCTTATGTTTTTTCTTAATTTGCCTACTTTTGCTAACTCGCCACCTCTTAAATTGTGATTTTCTATGTAATGGTCTAAATCACACAGTTCTAAATCCTTTTGAGATAATTTATCGTACTCTTCAGATAATTCTTTTGCTGTATTATCAAACAAATTAATCATATATTTCATTAAATCTTCAACATTCATAATTTCATTTGTTTCCCTTCTAATATCTTTTTGCATAGGTCTAGTCCTGTTTCATTTGCTTTTACATAGTTTTTACAATCTGTTTTCCCTATAAATCCTTCTACTAAAAGCAAATTACAACCTAGACATGTTTTGCATTTTCCCACTAATTCCATAGGTTAATCCTTTCTAATATCCTGATATATGATTTTCATTTTCTTGAATAAATTTTTCTTCTGCTAACATGTATTTTTTTACATGTACTTCTTCACCAAATCTGTTTTTTACTTTAATTGTTTCGTCAATAATCGTATAACCTTGTTTTTTTAAATTGAATATCTTAGCACTTAATCTTGTTATCCCTAAATCATTAAATGCATCTAAAGTTGTTATATATCCAAATCTTTTCATATACTCTAAAACTCTTTCTTCTTGCGTTGTTCTTGCCATTTTCTATACTCCTTTCAAATTCATGTTTTTTATTAATTCATTTGTTTTATGTATCTCTCTTATTAAGTCTTGCATAGTATTTTCTTGCTCTTTGCTTATAAATTCTCTCGCATTTGCCTTTTCTAATCCTTTTAAGCATCCTTCTATTGTTGTGTAATATCCAATTTCTTTAAATACTTCTTTGCCAAAATTCTTGCTTTCTTTATCTTGTATTGTTGATTTTTCCTCTAGTATGTAGCAGTTTGTTGTGGCATTTATAAAAAATTTATCTGTTATTTTTATCATTAATCTTCAGCTCCTTTATCTAATGCAAATTTATTAGCTAATCCTCCTATCATATCTTTCATAGTTTCTGGTAATAAATTTTCTTGTTTTTCTCTCTCAACCAATACATCGTATTGTTTTAAGAATTGCCCTTTTGTTACTGTGTTTATTGTATCCATATCTACCATTGCTAATTGTTTTACTTGATTTACACTTCCGAAAAAGTTCCTTACTTCTGGACTATATTGATTAAATTGTTCCTCTGTCATATATAGTCCACCACTTATCATCTTCAATGCTTCATCCCATGCTTCTATTGCTGTTTTTTGCGTTGTAGGATTAATCATTTCTACTGCATTTTTCCTAATTTCATGAATTGTTGGTGGATAAGGACTGCTTATAATCGTTTTCTTTACTGCCTGTAAAACTAATTTATAATCTAAATCTCCTAAACACTCTAACCATGTTGCTATCATTAAATCCTTTTGTGTTTTATCTTTACTGGCAATACTGTCATAATTACCAGCTAAAAGGGTTATTACTTGTATTGTTTCCATTCTGTTCATCTATTGCCTCCTCCATCAATTCTTTAAAATCATTTATTCCGCCTTTTGTAGAGTTGTATCTACCTTCTAGTACATTTGTTGCTTTATCTATTCTCATAAGAAAATCAAAATCTGCTTTCCAACCATTGTCATTTATTCCTGTAAGAAAATCTGTAGAATTAGCTATCTTACATATTTGTTCAAATTGTTCTTCTGTAAATTCTTTAATAAATTTATCAATAGCAGTTTTTCTTTTATCTGTTAATTTTTGAACTTGCGGAAGTTTTGGACAATTTGAGTTATATATATCTTTTATTCTATTTCTTTTCTCTTCTATTTCTTTTCTATTATCTTCTTTTCTTTTAGGATGTACTCCTCTTGGAGTCCTCGGCGAACCCTCTACGAATAATCTACGAATGTCTTTGTTATTCTCATCAAATGCAGGTAATTGGCTACTTGTAGGCTTATCTATTCTTTGGAAGTTATACCAACTTAAAAGGCTATAATAATTACTTCCGTTACATGAGTAGAAAACTACGGACATATTAGAGCTTATCTCTGATAAGGTCTTTTCAATGTCGGCACTTCTCATATCTTCGTTGTAAGGGAACAAGCTAGACTTTAAATACATTGGATTTGCTCTTCCTCTACCTTCATCATCTGCAAGAGAAAACAAACCTATAAATACTAATTTTGCTAAAGTAGATAACTTGCTAAAATCTTCACTCTGCCAAATATTAGGGTCTACCATTCTCTTTCTTGCCATTTTCCTTCTCCTTTCGTAAAAATAATAGGGCTAAGTTTATTTATGTCTTAGCCCTAGATGCTTAAACTTTGTTATATTCGTCAAGTATTGCTTTTTGCATTGCCTCTCTTGTTTCTTGGTTTAATGGAAAAACTAAGTCTTTAAATTCTCCATTTGCCGTTCTTATATTTGGCATTGCAATAAATGGTCCATTTTGACTTTCTATAATCTTTATGTTGTTTATACATAAAGCGTTATTTACTACAATACTTACTATCGCTTTACATCTATTTTCACTTACTATTTTTCTAATTCTTATATCTGAAAACTCTAACATTTTCTTTTCCTCCTTCGTTTTTTACTAATATAGTTGTTGTACGGCACAACTATATAAAGCCATCGTGTTGTGTTTATTTATTATCACAACTGCAATAGAATAAAGATAATTAATATCACCAGATATTCTGTTTCTATCACGTTAATAGTTATGTATTTCTATTAACCACTCCATAAGCTATTTCTTAAGGACATTTCTATGAGGGCTACTCATAGCCACGTAGTATCTTGGGAGTTCAAAATTCCTTGATACATTTGCTAACTCCACGCTATTAGTTTTTATTTCTATTAAAATAACATTTACCAGTTTTTTTATATGGATATTGATTATATTGAAATCCATATCTGATATTATCCCCTAAAGAAAGCCATTCTAAATTTTCAACATTATTGTTTAATCTGTTTCCATCCTTATGATTAACCGTCATTTTTGTTTCAATTAAATTTTCTAAAAATGTAGTAGCTATTAACCTTGCAACTAAAAAATCTTTAGGTTTGCCATCCTTCCATAATGTAACTCTATATCCAACACCTTGTTTTGATTTTCTTGTAGGATTAGAAGGCTTAAATTTTAAAATTCTATCTTTCCAATGTCTTTCACCATGTCTTTTTGTATATGTGACTTTATTATGCGTTCTTATCTTTCCAGTATTACTTGCTTGATAGCCATTATAGTTAGGAATATCTTTCCATATTTCTTCCATATATGCCTCCTAGAAGGGTAACGAGTCAGAGCCTACAGCCTCATAATTTTCTTGAATATTGCCTTCTCCTTCAAGCTCTACAAAAATCGTTACATTTAGTTTGTCATTATATTCGCTAGTATCTAATGCAGTTATTTTTGATATTGTAACTTTTTCTCTATCACTAATAGATTGATTTGTTTTAGCACAAACATTTATAAAACCTTTATTTTCCCAAGCATCTGCAAATTTATTGTAAGAACTGTTTCCTATTGAAAAGGAAACTATTCTTTCGCCTTTACTATTTGTTTTTTCTTTTGGTTTAAATACCATGTATGATTTACCTATACTTATCATTATTTTTTAGCCCCCTTTAATTCCTTCATAATATTGTCAAATTCACTTGCTGGGATTTCTTGTAATACGTTATACCCTTTATTTACAAGCAACTCCCATAAATTGTCATTGTCTCCGAATTGTTTTAGCAATTTCTTCCTGTTGCTCTTTTGATATTGTTTCAATCCTTATTTCTTCTGGATTATCAACATACAATACTTCTTCTGTTCCTGTATCTGGGTCTGTTAAAATTACACTTTGGTCATATTTAATCGCTTGTTGCATTTCTACTGACATTGGAGCATACTTACTTATTAAATCCTTTAATACAGTTTTTTTAGCCATAGCATCAAAGTTATTTATCCAAACTGCATCTTTTTGTCCAACTTTTTTTGCATATCTATATGCTTGTGAATATCTATCTGCATGTTTTTCAATTTTTACTTTTGACCAATAAATTATTTTTGTAAATCCATTTACTAATTTCATTCCAGCCATATATCCAACAATTGATTTATCTTCTCTTTCTTCAACTGGTAGCCACTCAATGACTGGCTCTCCCATTATGTCATCGCCTTTGTATTCACCTTCAACAACTTCTCTTGCGTTTAATTGTTGAATTTGACTACTTCTTTGTGCTAATTGGATAAATCCTTTATATCCCATTTGAAATTGTGCTTTGTTTGCATAAGGTACTGCATAAGCAAATCCTAAGTTTTGGTCGAAAGGTAAGTTCATAGATGTAGCTTTTAATGCACATCCTAATAAACTTGCTCTATCACATTTGTTTAATGTTGCATTACTTCCTACCATTGTTGATAATGAAGTTATAAATGCCTGCGTCTTATCTCCTAATAAACTTTCCAAATACTTTTTATTATTTTCTGTTGTCAAAAAACTTGACATTGATACTAAATCTGCCATTGTTAGACCTCCTTGTTTTCTATTTTTTTATCTAAATCTTTTATTAATTCTATTCCTTGTTGTAAAAAACTTATTAACGCTAATCCATATTCATCTTTTAAAGGATAAGGACCTTTACTTAGCAATTTTTCTATTGAATCGCAAAAATCATTGTAAAAACTTATTACTTTAATATCCATTGTTGCTTCTTCTGTTTTTGAAATAAATTTTATTAACTCTGACAATTTTCTTTCTTCCTCAACAACTTTATTCAATTCTTCATCGCTTAACTGGTTCATTTCAACTCCTCACTTTCATTATTTTTTTCTCTAATATTTTGATACCATCAATTTGTATCTGACCTTTACTTGCTTTTGCTAATTTTTTTATAGCTTGTACATCTATAGGTCTTATTTCAATTCCATTTACATATGTAGGCACTTTTTTATTATCTACAATTACAATTTCATAATCTGTCATATAACTTATGCCTTCTTGTTTTTGAATTGTAGGTTGTACAACTGTCTTTACTTCATCTATTGCATAAGCCATCTCTTCTTGTACTTGTGCTTCTATTTCTTTGCCTTCTGCTTTTAATTTTTCTGCTTCAGCTAATTGTTTTAGCGCTTCTTCCTCTTGTGCCTTTCTTAAAGCTTCTTGTTCCTTTCTAGCCTTTTCTTCTTGTTCTGTAATATAAACACTCATTTTAGCTTTTATCTGTGCCTCAGCCTGTTTTAAAGGCTCTAACATCTCTTTTTCTTTCGCACATAAATCCTTATGGGCTTTGCTTGCACTTTCTTTTAATGGTTTCCAATATGCTTCGATATTTTTTATTACTGGTTTTATTTGTTTTAAGAAATTACCAGCTTTTATATTATCTTCTTCATTATTTATTGTTATTTCTTGAATCTGGTCTAATATAGACTTTTGCTCTTTCTCAATTATTGTTAATTGATTATCTTCCAATTTTTAATCCTCCAATCCTAATTTTTTCAATAGAGTTTTAACACGTTCATTTCCTTCTATTTTAAAATCTTTTTTATTACACTCTTCAAAGCCAGTTTCTATTGCTATTTTTATTATTTTCTCTGGTATATCAGCTTCTTTCAGTGAATACACTATCATGCTTAAGTCAGTTAAAATATCTCCAATCTCTCCAGTTATTTCTAGTTTTCCTTTATTTGAATAAATTGACATATTATAATTCCCCTTTCCAAAAGTTATATAGTAGTAAACTATACATAAATATATTTTTCTTGTCTGGAACTCCTATATATTCGTAAGTTCCGTCCTTCTTTAGCCATAATACATACATATTTCTTACTTTTATTCCTTGACTTGCTAATGCTTCTTTATAAGCACTTAATTGTAATGCAACATATTTCATGTTTAATTCATTTGTTGTTTTTATATCTACTAATGTTTTTTCTTCCATTGTGTCTGTAATCAGCATATCTATTGTTCCTGCATAATTTAAAACTTTATGATAAACTTGCACTTCTGATTTAACTTCAATGAATGGAAAACTATTCTTGTTATACCAGTCTTGATATGCTTCAAAATAAGGTTTATATTCTTCACTTATATTTGCAAATTTATATTTGTTGTAAAATTCTATTGCTTGATGTACTGCTGTTCCTCTTTCACTTGCATTATCTAATATGCTTGTTGGGATATTATCTAAAGCTCCTTGATTAGATGCACTTATTATTTGTGTTACACTTGGCACTTCTAATCCTTTATGGAAGTATTGATGTGTTTCTTCTTTAAACTCTAAATCATTCATATTCTTCACCTGCTATACATCTATGTTCTTCTTTTTCTTTCATTTGTGATTTATCAAAGCAATCTTCACATAAGTTATAGCCTTCTATTGAATAGAACTCATTGCCTTTATATATTTCACCTTGGCATTCATCGCAATAGTACATTACCTTCTGTTCTTGCAAGTCTGTTTTTAATCTTTGATTTTCAATATAATTATCAAAATCCATTTGACAAATCCTTTCTCTCGACTTATAATTAATTTAATGAATTTATACTTAATTGTATTGATTTGAGTTAGTTTTGATTGTCAAGTCCTAAACTAGCTCTTTTCTTTGGTGTTAAATTATTAACTAAAAATTCAATATTATTTTCTAAATCTTGGTTTTTATCTTCTAATAAATTAACTTTTTCTTTTAGTTCATTTATTTCTTTTCTTTGTTCTTTATTTGTTTCAAGTAATATTAAACAGTTATGATTTTGTTCTTCAATTTTTTCTTTTAAGAACTTGTTTTTTGTCTCAAGTTTATTAATTGTTCTTTTTAAAACTTTAATTAAGAATTTATTAAACATTTCTTATCCCTCCTTATTAATTTTTATAAATATTCCATCTGGCAATAAAAACATTTCGCCTTCTGTATCGTCGTTTATGCCTAACTCTTTTCTAAATTCTTTTGGTACTACTATTCTGCCTAAATCATCAAAGTGTCTTTTTATTCCTATTGTTTCGCCTGTTTTAATCTTTTTCACTAATCTCATCTCCTTTCATAAAATACTTTTTACTTGATATGTAAAATACTAATAACAATATTGCTGACCTTATAAGTGCTTGTCCTATTGTAATGTTGTTTAGTTCTAATGCTCCTACTGTACCAATTATCATTAGTAAACTTAAAAAACTAATCATTTGTATTCACTTCCTATTCTAATATCTACTTTCTTGAAGCCACTTATCAAATGCCTTTTGTTCTATTTTCTTTTGTCCTATATGAATACCGAGGAAAATCTTTTCTATGCCATAATTCATTTGCTTTGTTTTGATTTATTCCGAGTATTCTTGCTACATCTTTTACAAATAGCATTTTAGGTTCATCTCTTTTTTCTAAAAGTTCTTTTATTTCTTTTAGTAAAGTTGTAGTTTCATTCTCTATGTTCATTATCTTCTCTCCTTTCTTTAGAACGTTTTGTTCTTTGAGAGGCTAAAAAAATTTCGACTACTGGCACTCTGTAAGCTTTAGCTAGAATATTTTTTGCTTTATCGCTAGGATTCCTTTCTCCATTTTCTAACAATGAAATATATCTAATTGTAAACCCAGTTATTTTAGATGCTTGTTCTTGTGTTAAATTTGCTTTCTCCCTTATTTGCTTTAAGTTCATTTTTCCTCCTTTCTTCAGAACGTTTTGTTCTTTATGAGGTGATTATATTCTACGATTCGTTCTTTTGTCAATAGTTTTTTTATATTTTTTTGAACGTTTCGTTCTTTTAATTGTGGCTCTAAGAAAAAATTTTCAAAAAGTCTTTACACAAAGAACTTTTTGTTCTATAATAGTTGTTGAGGTATTTATTATGAATAGATTAAAATTTTTAAGAGAAGAAAAAGGATTATTGCAAGAAGATATTGGAAAGCTTTTAGGTGTTTCTGGGAGAGCAGTTAGTAATTATGAAAATGAAAAAAGAGATATGTCCCCAGAAATCATTATGAAACTTGCTAATTTTTTTAATGTATCAATAGAATACTTGCTTGGAGCAACAGATGTACGTTATCCAGATGATGACGACGATTGGTTTAATTCTGTAAATCTTGATGATATACAACCTACTTTGCAAGACCATCTTTATTTTTTACCAGTATATGGTCGAATATCTGCAGGACAACCTAATTGGGCAGAAGAATGCATTGAAAGTAGATTGCCTATTGACCCAGAACTTATGAATATTACTAATCCAGAAGAATGTTATTTTTTGCGTGTTAATGGTGAAAGTATGAATAAAATCATAAAAAATGGAGCTTATGCTTTTATAAGAAAAACTGATTTTGTAGAAAATGGAGAAATAGCTGTTGTACTTGTAAATGGCAATGATGCAACATTAAAAAAATTTTCTAAACAAGGAGATATAATAATATTAGAACCTATGAGTACAGACTCCTCTTTTACTACACAAGTTTATGATAAAGATACAGAAATAAAAGTTATTGGCAAATATCTTGGAAAATTCGAAATTTAAAAATACTAAGGATAAGCAGTTTGATTACTGCTTATTTATTTATAGGAGGTTTTATGGCAAGACGTGGCAATGGCGAAGGAACAATTTATTATAGTGAAAAATTAAATAAATGGGTAGGACAAGTTACTGTTGGTAAAAAAACAGATGGTTCATTAAATCGTAAATCTGTATATGGTAATACTAGGAAAGAAGTTAAAGAAAAAATTACAAAAGCATTAAACGATATTCAACAAAACACTTATATTGAAAAAAATGATATCACTCTTTCAGCATTAGTAACAGAAGTAGTTGAAGATAAAAAGAAATCTAATGAAATAATTTCTAATACTTATAATAGAGCAAAATATACTCTTAAAATCATAACTAACAATGATATTGGTAATATGCCTATAAGAAAAATAACAGCAAAAAATATTAAAGATTTTTTACAAAGTAATACCCATTATTCTGAATCAACTATAAAAAAGGTTTATCAATTATTGGGGCAAACATTTAGAAGGGCTGTTGAAAGAAATTATATTATAAGAAATCCTATGCTGTTTGAAGAAACAAGAAGACCAAAATCTGACAAAGAAAGTGAAAAAGTTGAAGCATTAACCATTGATGAAGAAAAAAAACTTTTAAAGGCGTTGTCGAATGAAACAAGCATATATAAAAGTATAGTATTGTTAATGCTATTTACAGGTATGAGAGTTGGTGAAGTTCTTGCTCTTAGTTGGGACGATATCGATAAAAAGTATATTAATGTTAAACAAACATTAACTAGAGATGACGATGGTAAAGTAATTTTAGGTGAAAAAACTAAAACTCCTAAAGGAATTAGACAATTAACTATAACTAATAATGTAAAAAAAATATTAGATAACATTCCTAAGACTAATGAGTTCTTATTCCCTAATATCACACCAAGGGCTGTTCATGATTATATAACAAAAATTAATGCAATTAATTGCATTAAAAATCATATTCATCCTCATATGTTAAGGCACACTTATGCCACTCGTTGCATAGAGGCTGGAATTAACGTCAAGGTACTTCAAAAGAAATTAGGTCATAAAAATATACAAACTACATTAGATACTTATGCAAGTGTTTTTGATAACTTTGAAAATCAAGAGGACGATAAGATAATAAAATATTTTAAAAAGAATAAAATTGAAGTAATTTAA